TGCCGCTTTTTTTAACGTCGTGATAATTTGCTCTATGCGACGTTCTAAGGTGAACAACTGCCGCACTGTCATGCGATCTTTTTTCGTTATGCGTTTTTCTTTATCTTCCAAACGCTGTTGTTCGCCGAGCTGCTGCGGCGTCATGCGACGAGAGTCCACGCCTTCAGTAAATTCTATGCCTTGTTGAGTATCGGTAACGCCGTCTATTTCGAGATCGTATTTAGCCTCGATGCCAGAAATCTGATTTCTCAGATACTTGAGCATTTCGGTTTGTACGTCATTTATAAATTTGTCATTGGCCGCTCTCTGCTCTGGTTCTGTTTTTTTGTCATCGCCGGGCAGCTGTATTTTGTTGTTTTTTCCAAATTTAAATAAATTGTAAAGCTTCGGCGGCAGCGACTGCACAAGCGCCGTCACGTTTTCTATTGTCTTCGCCTTTCCACGCTCGATAGCGTTTACATAAGCGACGCCGGGCAAAACGCCGCGCTGCAATTGATCGTTATAAAAGTTAATAATCTCAGCCTCGCGCAGCGTTTCGTCGGTACGACTTGATTGAAAGCGCGTTGCGTTAGCACCTAGTGCCTGCTTCAAAGCATTCCTATATCGCTTTCGCTCTAACGCGTCAGGCGTTTTCGTTTTTAAACCATCGATCTGTTTTCGTATTTCCTGCGCTGCCAAACCGCCGAGCTGGCCGTCCAAATTATAATCGGTAACGTCTTCACGTATCGCCTCCAGGTCTTCGTCTGTAACAGCTTCATCGACTTGATCGAGCAGGTCTTTATACAGCTTCGGATTGTAGATCGTATCCTCGCCGCGCATCATCTTGCGCAAGCTGTCACGCATCGGTTTTGTGACTGAACGCAGACCGCTAATGTCTGCTTCTGTAACAGGGTTAACCGGAGTGCCTTGGCCGTCACTTAAAACATACTGTCGATAATCCAGTATTCGTTTTTGCAAGCTTTCGTAGGTTGCGAGCTGTGTGTCTTTCCTCACTTTTTCGTTGCGCGCGGTTTCCGTGCTAATACGGTTTGCGTAGCTAGTGCCAGCGCGTTCGCTTTGATTGGCTACGAACTTCTGCAGCTTGATGCGGTCGTCTTGTTCTAAATTTCTGAACTGCGCGTTGTCGTTTAGCCTTATGAATAAATTGTCATAAGCTCTTTCTTGCTGGCTATCGTCCATACGTTCGATAGAAACGATTTCCTGCCTGACTAAATCTTGGTCGGTGCCTGACAGAAACTTCTGCACGCGCGCATTGATGTTTACTTCTGTCTCGAATTGGTTTGCACCGTCTTGGCGTATTCTATCGACGTGCTTATTGATCTGCTGCTGCCTCGGCAAACCCTTCAATGTGCCAACGTGCCGACGCATCGAGACATCTGATTGATTCATTGTGGCGCGATGGCGATCCAGATAACGCGTGCGATACGTTGCGCTAAGACCGGGCAGCGCCGACCGCATTGTCGCCTGCGCAGATGCTGTGAAACGACGGCGCACATCTCTGTCCGGTATGCGCGCGGCTTGCCTGCTTATCTCGTTAGCTAATGACCGTTGCACACGGGATACGTGTTGTTGCTGTGTTTCGGCTGGACCGTCGACCATGAGCCGCAGCGCATTTGGATAGTCCGAAGGCAAGTTTGGATTTGCTGGCACTTTTTGTGACTGACCGACTGGCCCGGTCAACGCCTCTTGCTGCGTTTTAAAAACAAAGTCCGCAAATTTAGCTTCTTCAGCTGCCTGCAGCGTCGCGTTTTCCTGCTTTGCTTCAGTGACGGCAATATCGCCAAGCGCACGACCGGCACCGGCAATCGCGCCGCCCAACTCAAATGCAGCATTTGCTGGCGCAGCATAATCACTCGGCGATGCAAAGGCAGACAACGGTCGCGCACCGCTGTCGCGCGTCATCTGCGTCTGTCTTCGATATAACGGTATCTTCATTACGCGCCTGCCAGCATGTATCCGGTACGTGCCATGTTCTGCATGCCTTGGATCATTGCCGTCTGTGCGCGGATCGCGCCGGTCTGTATCGCAAGTTGACCTTGGTTGCGGAACAGATTTGCACGCAGCCTTTCATTCACGCCTTGCTCGCGTAGCGCGAGCGCCTGCGCGTCTGCGTTCATGCGGCGCACCTGTATTTCCTCGTCTGCCTCGCGCGCATTAGCGATCTGTATTTCACGCGGCGTGCCGGTATCGCTGCGGAAACCTGCAGCTCGATAGCGTGCGCCGACAGCGGCGTTCAGCCGCTCGAAGTCGTCACGGAAGTCGACGATGTCGATCTCGCTGACCAGCTTGCTGAAGTCCGCGCGTATCTCTGCAGCTTTGGCGTTTCGCTCGGATATCTTAGCGTTATATTCTGCGACGCGTTGCTGCGCAGCGGCTGCGGCTTTTGCAGCGCGCTTCTGGTACATCATGCCGAACGCTTGCAGGCCAATCGAGCCGCCAGCTAATGCAGTACTTGGTTCCATTAACGTACCCTCGCATAGATAATATGATCAGCGCCGTCAGGTCCGTAGCCCCGCAGCACGCCTTCGTTTTGAAAACCGAGCCATTCAAGAAAACGACGACCGCGCGTGAAGTCTGCATGCGTGGTCGCCTGCACACGTCGAAAGCCCTCGCGCTCGCTAACCTCATCGAGGAACGACCGTACCGCTTTCACCGCTTTGCGCGGCTTTGCCAGCAAGCGGCTGCTCGGCAGCAGCCACGCCTCGCCCACGCCGTCCCAGACCTTGTAGATACCCGCTGACGTGATCAGGTGACCGTCGTCGATCATGCTGTAGGCCATGCCCGGCTGTGCCGCGACCGTGTCGAAATATGGTTTCATGGTTGTGTCGGCATCGGCGAGCGACCCAAAGTCACGACGGCCCTGCTCGATCAGGTCTTCGGCGTGACCGGCGACAAAATCAATGATCTTAATCAAACGTCTGCACTCTCGCGAAGGCGGCAATCACCGTCATCGGCAGCGGTAAATCTTGCCTGACCACAACAAACGAATCCTGATCGAAGCCGCTTGGAAACTCGATTTCCTTGTCGCCGTCAAACAACGGTATGGCGACATCCATGGCGTCGGCACCAGATCGAAACGGTATGCGGTCGAGCGTCGATGTATCGCCGCCGACCTGCGCGTTGACCGTGCGAAAGAAACGCACTGTGACCTCATCGATGCGCTTGATCTTGCCCTGCGCCGTGCCGTCTGTGCTTCCAGCTTCGAGACGCATCGTCGTCAGCGTAGATTCGTTTTTCAAACCGACATGCGCTTTTGTCGTCGAACGTGACAGCGAGATTGCACCGCTGCTCACCTGTCGATCTGGATGCGTGCTGCCCTCTTCCAGGATAACGACCGGCTCGCCTTCGAGGTGCGAAAGACCCGATAGTGACGTGGCAGCGGATCCGCTGTAAGACAGTCCGCAGTCGGTGAAGAACGCATCTGACACGTCAGTGCCAAAATCAAAATTCTTCATGTATTCGACATAGCGTTTTGTCGCGCCGTTTATCGTGCGCTGTACAATCATATAGACTTCGTCTTCTGACGATGACGGTATCGACACAACGCTCTCGACAAGCGCGTGACTTTGATCTGTAACCGCAAGCCGCACCTCGTCGGTCGACGTGATCGACAAGAAACCGGCACCGGCTCGCGTCGTCTCGTAGATCGTCAGGACGTTTGCCGCAGGGTTTGCCACGGTAAAATCTGCGTGCGCGTTGATCGCCGCCTGAATGTTGTCGGCAGTTGTGTCGTTATTGGTGTTTGGTCTGAAACCGAGCGAGCTGCTCGGTGACGATGATCCAGCCGCTTCGCTGGTAAAGGTAACCGTCGTGCCGTCTGACTTTGTCAAAACCAATTTCGTACCGACCGCGATGTTTGCAAAGTCGGTCACGGTCACCGTGCAGTTACCGCTGATGCCGCCGATCTTGTGCTTGTGCCAGCCGACGACTTTCTCTTCGCGTTGATATGTCATGCACGCCATGCTGCCGTCTGTCAGCGCGCACCAGACAACGCTGTCCGGCTCCTGCTGATACGTCATGTCGACAATGCCGGTTTCGGTAATGTCTTCAGCTAGGATCGACATGTCCGGCGCGATATAGGTATCGCTATTGAAGTTGTAGGTCAGCTCGCGGACCTTGCGACCAGCACGCTGCACGAACAAAACCGTGTGGCCGACTTTGACCGGCTCGACATCGCTGCTGCCATGCGCGCTTTGTTGCTTGATCTGCGCGTTCGTCGGTGTGATCGGCTCGTCAGTGCCAGACGCACGTACCGCAAATTCCGACGCCTGCGTGCCAACGAGCAGAGACCTCGATGACGACAGGTAGCGGATCACATTGATCTCGTTCGACCCGATTGTGTATGTCAGCGCGCTGTCGTCTTTGTCGCCGCTGGCGAAGTCCTCAAAGCTGCCGCCGACCGAGAAGAACAGCGTCTGCGGCTGCGCCGTCGTCGCGGCAAAGGTCAGGCGCTCTTCGTAGAACGCGACGCAGCTTGGAAAGCCTGTCGTCGTGCTAAACGCGCCGAGCGCGAATTTATCATCGGCGACCAGCTTGCCGGACAACGTGTGGCCGCTGTCTGCTGCCTCGTCGGCAAGATCATCAGACGGCGATATGACGAGCGTGTCTTCCGTGACCTTCACGATTAGCACGTCTTTGTTATTCGACGTTGTACCGGAGATCGTGATCTCCATGCCGTCTTTGAAACCTTGTTTCAGAAACTGCTTGTCGCTGTCCAAGATTCGGTCGTTGTGTTCAAGTCCGGTCGCGTCTGGGTCGCCTTCCTTAAAACTTATCGTATTGCTTGCGTATACCGGCTCCAGCTCTGCAATAAAGTCATCGTTCTCCAGTGCGGTCGCTGTAACGCTCGTCGTGCTGCCGACCGCCGTTATCTCAGCATAGCCGTGATGCAGCTTCACGTAGCGACCGACATCGGTCGACTGAAAGCCAGTGTTGTTGTTGATGCCGGTGACGGCACTCGCCGAGATTGTGATCGATGAACCTGTGCGCGCGTTTGCCGTCAGTGTTGTCGTTGTCGAATTCGTGTCCATAAACGGACCACGTTTGAATTCAACGTCGGTAATCGTCCAAGCCGTGTCGCTGGTGCGGCTAATCTTGCGCACCGGATGATCTTGATGCACGACATACATCACGTCGGCAGACTGCGCGAACTTGAGATCGAACAGCTGCGCCGTCGTGTAAGTCGTCGTGACCTCGACAGCCGTCGCTGGCGATCCGCTGGTGATCTGACCGCCGTCCTTATAGATGCGAAAATAATTGTTGCCGAATTCCAAGACATACGCCTGCGTCACCGAAAACTGGAACCGCACCAAGCGTGTGCTTGCACTGCTGCTTTTCACTTCCGCGATGAAGCGCGTGCCAGGGCGGCGAGATACGCCACCGTGCGCATGCACGATAAAGTTTTCCAGCTCGCTGCAGCCGTTGTAATACTTCGACAAGTCAGTACGACCGCCGAGACGTTTCGACAGACGGCCTGCCGTAAAGTTACTAAATGCGAAAGTCGCTTTCGCCATTAGAGCCGAGCATCCGTGAAGTAATCGGCCTGAAGTGCGCCGCTGGCCGCGACGCCAAGCACCGCACCCGGCGTGCCTTCAGTCGCATCGACGAAGCGCGCTTCTTTGAGTTTGCTCTCATAAAGCGCAAACATGTTCTGCGTGAGCGATGTTGACTGCGACAAGGTGAAGCTGACATCAGCTGCCAGACGCGCGGCGATAGCTTCGATGAGCAGCTGATCCCATTCGTTCGTATCAGTGACCCGCGCGACATAAATCAGATTGATCGTAGATTCGTCAGTGACGATCTTGCGGCCTTCGACGCGGAACTCGACATCGAGGTAATCAAGACGAAGTACGCGCAGGCAATATGGATCAGTCGGCAAGGTGAACTGATACGACCAGTCGAACGCAGGCGTATCGCTGTCCGGTGCGAGCGCGCGGCGTGTCACCGCACAGTTCCATGGGTGCGCACGCAGCACGGCGTCACGAACGTAATCGAAACGCTGGTTCGTCACACGCGCCGACTTGCTGTCTTCGCTGCGGCTGATGATGTTCGACGCGCCGATCATGTTCAGCGCGGAATTGATAATGTCGACTTCACTCGCCATTTTCGCGTCCCAAAAATAATAACAGTGCCATGCGATCACCGCCGCCGTGTGGCAGCACGCGGTGTTTTTCGTCGCTGCTAAACATCAGCAGATCGAGGTAATGTCTGTGCTTCGTGCCGTCTTCAAACTCAAAGTCGCCGCCGACAAAATCATCTGTAAGCAAAACGCTGCCGCTGTAAGCGCACCATTTCATGTGACCCATGTTTCCGGTGTCGCAGTGCCAGTCGTGACCGTCTGCTTTTGACTCAACACGCACATACGACTTTGGCGTGACCGCCGCGTCCGGTGCGTGCAATTTCATTATGTCGACCATGCGTTCGACCAACGGATGATCGAACTGCATCATTGTGACCGTGCGGATCGTCTCCGCTTCGCTTTCGGTCAAAGCGTATTTAACTAACTCGCGCATAAAGGGATGCGGGGAGCCGCAATCGCCAGCTCCCCGCTGATTTCCTTAGTCGACCACGTAGGTCACCACGAACGACAGATCGCCCGCTGTGTCACCGGCTGCGTCGAAAACAAGTCCGAGCAGGTAGTGACCGCCGGGATCGCTGGACTGACCAGCGTCTTCCCAGACCTTCTGACCCATGGTGTTGATGTTACGCGCCTCGAAGGCGACCTCAGTGCCGGTCGTCACAGCAGCCCGAAGGTCTGTGATCGCCGACGCATAAGCGTCGTCATCGATTGCGGTAACCTCGCCATCGGCAGAGTAGAGACCGACATCGCACGTATTGGTCGTACCGCTGTCCAAGTCGTCGTTAAACAACTTGATCGAGACGACCGACGCGTTCGTCGGCAGCGGACACAGCATGACCGTGTCGCTTGCAGACAGGTCTCCTGCCGCGAGAGCAATGGTGCCGCTGGCGACACGCATCCGACCGCCGAGTTGATGAACCGGGTTCATCGCATGCGGATCGGCAAGGAAGTTCGTGACCAGGTCTTGATTCACATTAGCCATGATTACCTCCTTACTCGCTGCACAGAATTTGAACTACTTTGTCTTCTTCCATCACTTTGTGTTCACCTTGGTTCGTTAGACCAAGATCGCTTGCGCTGCTGCACGTCACCGTGCAGTTCAGATCATATCACCGTCTCTGTGAGACGCTCGGCGCTTCGGCATCACTTGATGCCTACTCCATTTCTGGATGATCGTTGCACCTTCCAGCTTGCGCTGGCTTGGCTCAGAATTGTCTCTTGCGAGAGTTCCTCTGAGTTCACCGAGTTTTCACTAATGCGTCGCCGCACTAGGCCGCATGGATTTACGGGTCGCTCCGAAGGAAGCACACACATAAACTTGCGTGCTGTAGCTCTTGTCTGCTCGTGGGCCAATCTCGGTCTTGAGGTCTTTACCGACCGCCAGCTTGATGCCGTCTTCGGCCCAAGCAAACACCTTGCGGTGGCTTGAGCTATCGACGTTCAAGCGGGTTGAGGTAATGAACTCAAATCCCAAGAACGTGTTAATGTCACCTTGTACTAGCGCCTTCCGTACCAGCTACGGCTTTCGCCGCCAGCTTCCGCTGTTTGTGGTCTGGACTTTCTCTTCGTCTACTAGAGACGCGGGCCGTCAAGTCTCTACACCTTCCGCAATGCGGCTTGGCTCGGGATTACCATTTTACAGGCTTCCCCGAATTTGACCCGTTTTCAGCTGACCGTCGCCGATCAGTTAGGCAAAAGCTACCGTATTGAAATCGCTAGAAGTGACAGTCGTCGAGTTGAGCAGGTCTTCGATCTGCTCTGGATGAACCGCAATGTATCGCTTGATACTTGGGTCAACCGAGTTCTGGTCGAGAATCTTTTTCGCTTCGACCAGTTTAGCGATAGAAAGGCCAGCAGCCGGTGAACCGACAGCAACCTTTTGACCAGCTGGCAACGCCGTAGAGGTGCTGCCTGCCTTACCCGTCGAAGCCGAACCAAGTGCGGCATCGATGATGGCGTCGTCCATGGCACGCCCGATAGCGAACGCGGCTGCGTTTGCATAAGTGGACGTAGGATCGATGAGCATTTGGATTTTATCGGGATCGTCGATCAAATCCGCGTACTCGTAGTGATCCATGGTAACCATGCGCCGCGAGTGCGGCGTTTCACTTACATAATGTTCGCGCAAGGTCGCTAGTCTTGCACCGCTTTCGCTGCTGCATGTCGCCATGCAGATCAGACCATGTCACCGTCTATTAAGACGCCGGGCGCTTCGAGCCGCTTGGCTCTACTCGATTTCTCGATGGTCGTTGCACCTTCCGACTTTCGTCGGCTTGGCTCAAAATTATCTGTTGCCAGACTTCCTTTGAGTTCACCCGGTTTTCGAGATGCGTCGCCGCATCAAGCCGCTAAAGCTAACGGTGTATCACCGTGTCGTGTTGTGCGCTTCTGCGCAGTCGCCGAACCAATTTGATCAAAGAACGCTTTCTCTCCGACAATTGATTCTTCGCTGACTGCACGGCGAAGCAGTGAGCCTTTCTGCTGGCTCAGCAACTGGACATTTGTGCTGAACTGCTGAGAAAAGGCCACAGTGATTTGTGTCGACAAATCAGCCTCCATCAGTTGAAGTTTTCAGATCAGCGGTTATCCGTTTGCACGGGCCTATTGCGTGGGCCTCTCGGTTATCCACGGCTTTGTCGTCAACGACTTTGCTTTGCAGGCCGGGCTTTCGCTTGTCGGCCTGATCCGTTCAGTCGCTATTCATCATCCAGGTCTGGATGAATCATCTCTTGTATCGAAAGCGCGCGCTGCACGTAGACATCGTGCTGCGGATGTCGCGCATCCCAGTAAGGACTGTCGGGACGCATCACCTCTTCGAGCTGCTTCTGCGCCTCGCCCGGCGTCACGACATTGCTGTCCTTGTCGCCGATCAGCTTGTCCTCGCTGACGCTCTCATGGATGTACTGCGCGGCGTTGACCACGGTGCGAATAAAAGCCGGATGATTCATCAGCGGCGTGCCATCTTGCAGCCGCAATTCCATCAGGCCGTCCGCACCGAACTCGCCGAGAAAATTGTTACCTTTGCCGAGACGGTCATCGAACGCTGCACCATATTCCTGACGCAATTCCGCAGTCGCATCTGCCTTCGCCGCTTCCAGATCGACTTCCGGCTGACCCATGCCGCCGGTCAACTCAATGTAAGAGTCGGCGAGCTGCTGCGCCTGCTTCGTGTTCAGACCGATCTTGTGCGCCGTCTCTGCAAACCAGCCGGTCAGTGCCGGGTCAGCCTCGCCGTCCGGCACCTCGAATTGCAAACCGTAGTCTTCAGCTGACGCCGGTCGACCGAGCTTGTCGTATACTTGGCTCCAGTCTTCGTCGTCTGCCCATTTGCCCGGCACCGCAATCTTGTCGGCACCGACCATGCTTTGCGCATGCACCATGCTTTTCGCAAGCGATGCCACGTCCTGCATGCCTGCAATGCTTGGATGTTCTCTCAAATCATCAGGGAGCGCAGCTTTCCAATCAGCTGCGACTGCCGCTTCGTCAGACGTGGCTACCGCCGTATCGGCGACCTCCGCTACCTGCTCACCAGCGAGCATTTCACTCATCGTTCATCATCTCCATTATGTTGTGATCGAGGTCTTTCATCATGTTCTTGATAATCAAAATGACGCTGCGCTGGCCTTCGAGATATGCCATCTCCAAAGCGTCGCTGCTAAACGTCGGCTGATCGCCATGGAAGCGCGTGCGCAGGTCTTCCAAGACGATCTGACCGTCGTCGGTGTTGAACAGCGTCTTGTATGTCTGTCGTAACTCTTGCGGCGTCATGCGGCTTCTATCGCGTCTGCAGGCACTTCAGCAGGCAGCTGGTTCATCGTTGCATCGTCGACGGCCTTCACCATCGGCGCTGCCTTGCCTGCAGCCTGCGCCATCTGCATCGCTTCCTGCATCTCTGCCTGCTGCGCCTGTTGCGCGGCACGCTCGTCACGCTTGCCCAATACCTCTTGCTCGCCACGCACAATCGTCGCCGGTATCGACAGCGTCTTGATCAGATGCTGTGCCATGCCGTCCATGTCGAGGTAATCGGCAATGCCGGGATCGATTGCCATCAAGGGCTGCATGAACTCCATGAGTTGCACCAGCGACTGCGCGTCGCCTTTGCGCTGCGCGCGGGCCAGCGGTGAAACGTACTCGATCTCGATGTCGCCTGTGCCCTGCAAGAACTCTGGCGGCTGCGGGAACGCTTCCTGCTTCGACATGATCGACCAGCAGCGCGATATCATCGGCTGTAGCAGCTCAGACTGCAGGCGACCGAGAACCGGGCCGAGAAGGCGCATGCTGGTTTCGGTGCGTTGCAACACGGCGGTCGCCGTTTCGTTTGGCACAGGTGCTAGTTGCAGGTGATCGACATAGAACGCGCTGCGCACCGCCTGACGGCGCTGCTCTTCCATGTTAAGCGCGACCGGCGTGTTGCTGCCGATCTGCAGCGGCTCCAGCCTGTCACGCGTACCGGATCGATAAAAATTAAGACCGCCGGGTACGACGCGGATTGGCAACATGAAACCGTCGTCCGGCACCATGAGCGGCGGGTCAGTCTGTTTTTGCGCCGCCCGTAAATTTACCTCGGACATGCGATTCAATACTTTCGTATCTGCGAGCGCAGTCATTCCACAGCTTCTTCCATAGCCAAGCTCGGTCGAGCTTTTCAACCAGCGCGGACAGACATACGGAAATTCGTCATAACCGCTTTCCGACAAAACCTGATTGTCTTCGCGATCAAGATAGAACGACGCAAAAGGTTTATTCGTGCGATTGATCTTCGCTGGATCGCGGTCGCTGCGCGGCTGCACGACATGAACAATGTCGACCATTTCATAGGGATCGCGCTGCTCGGTATGCTTGATGCGGTCACTGACTTCCGCTTCGCCGAACTGATCGATAGCCGCGCGTGCGGTCATCTTGAACTTGCGATAGACCGTATCGATGCGGCCCAATGCATTTTCGGCGACATAAATCTCTGCGATATGACGCGTGCTAAACCGGAAGTTATTAACGTCGTCAGGCTCGATCATCATGGTCGCTGTGCCAAACACGACGAGGTCGTCATATAACTCCTGAATCTGCTCTTGAAAATTCGACCTATGAAAAGCCGTATACATTGCGTCTTCGGCAGATAGCAGCCATTCACGCGCCTCGTCGTCTAATTGCAGCTGCGGATCGCGATAGCGCAAGCTGAACCAAGATGTCGACATATTGGTCAGCATGCCATGCAAGCTCGCAGACAGCATCTCAGCGGCACGCACTGCAGTGCCGTCAAATATCTGTTCGGTTCGTTTTCTGCCCGGCGTCTCCGACGTGATGACAATGTCGGCTTTGCGTGGCCGCATATAGTCGGCCAGCTCCTGCCAATGCGACTCCCAGGTCGAGCGTTGCTGCTCCAGCTTCGACAGGCGTCGTAGCAATATGACAGCGCGTGGGTCTGCTTCAGCCACTGTTTTTTACACCTCGTCTAAGAATTGTTTTCGGCTCTTCACTGCGCGCCGATACAACATTGCGCGGCTGTGATTTCGACGCCGCACCGCCGCCGCCAAGAGTTGTGCTTTTTGCACTTTTAAACCCTGCAGGCCGTTTAGAATCCGGCACGCCTGTCTGGTCTAAATAGGGAATAAAAAGTGCTTTGCGGGCATGAAGTGGCGCGCCCATTAGTCACCTAACAGACTTTTACGACCGGGCGTGCTGTCCATACCGTCATAACCGCCAGTCAAGATCGTGCCGGTCAAACTTGCACCGCCGCCGCCTGCACCAGCACGGCGACGCGTCTTTGGCTTTGGCTTGTCAGTGTCGGCCTCGCGGATCGCGGCACGCGGCTGCACAGCCGGTTTCGGCTGCACTGGCGGCGGTGGCGGCGGCGCGGGTGCCGGACTTGGCGCGCTGAAAACACTACCCATGTTAATCTCCTGCCAACAGGTTCGGCGTTGTCGGACTGACAGATTCCTCGGTCGTAAGACCACGCGGCCCGGTCAATATCGTGCTGCTAATACCGCGCTTGCGACGCTGGCGATCTTCCTCGCGATCCGTCTCTGACGCCTCGACAGGCTTGATCGGCGGCGCTGGTGGCGGCGGAGGAATCGGAGGTAACGGCGGCGGCGAAGGAATTTTCGGCATCAAAAAAGACATTACAGAACTGCCTGTACTTGGCTTTGCAGTGGATTGTACTTCGCCGCTGCCATGATCTGCGGCGGCGTCGAACTCGGATCGAAATCTCGTATGCCTATCGCGGCATAGCGAAACGCGTCGGCACCATGGCTTGCCCAGTCGTGGACAACGCTGGTGCGAAACGTGCGATTCTTTTCGTCGTATTTTCTGTGGTAATAACGCAGAGCTTCCAAGCCGTCGTGGCAGTTGTCTGCGTCAAACCAGCATCGCGGTATCAGCATTTTCGCGGCGTGAATGCCGTCCTCTAACGGCAGCTTCGGCAACACACGAAAATTTATTCCTAAATCATATGCCGCCTCGCGACGCGATCTGCCGGTCGACATTTCGCGGACCTCGATGTCATGCGGCGCATGATGCGTTCCGTACAGGTAACCTTTGTCGTCGAGCAGCCGGGCATAGAACGGCAAGCCTTCGTTGCGCTCTTCTTCGTAGTCGATGACGTGGATCGCGCGACCGATTTTCTGGGTAAACCAGATCGCTGTCGCGTCGCCTATACCCAGATCGAAAAACGTGTCGACGCGGTGCGCCGGATCGTATGGCACCTTCGTGATCTGGCCTTCTTCTTCGATTGCCTGCAGTTCCTTACCAAAAATCGAACCGGGTACTGCAGCGATAAAACTACACTCAAATTCCTGGTCGTACTGCTCTGCCGTCATCGAGGCCGCAGCCGCGTCTAGCTCTTCCTCCGGTAAAATTTTCGTATCGCTTGCCTTGAGCATCGAGCGATACCAGCCGTCTTCGTGACCGGCCAATTCCCAATAATCATAAAAAGCGTTGTGGCCTGCAGGCGTGCCGATAAAAATGCAATACGTCGGGCATTCCGCCGTGTTGCGATCCGCCAAGGCAGGTCGCAGAATTTCTGGAAACACGCGTTCCGGCATGGTCGCGACCTCATCGACGACGATACCGTCCGCGTATATTCCGCGAAGTCGATCCGGCTCCTCACCGCCGACCAGCTGCAGTCTTGCGCCGTTCGGCAGATCGCAGCGCAGCTCAGTCTCGTTGAAACGCACGCCGGGTATCTTGCGTGCAAATTCTTTCGCGTAGTCCCATGCAACGGCCTTGGCTTGAACTCTTGTCGGAGCGACGTAGAAGAACCGAGCATTTTGTCGCGGACATAATATCGCGTCACGCAGCAGATGATTTATCGCTAACACCGTTTTGCCGAAACGACGATGGCACACAAGCACCGACCAACGGTGCTGCGATACCTGTTCGTGCAGCAGCTGCTGCAGCGGACGCGGCGTGTACGGTATCTCGATTACGCTATCCGCTTTCGCGGCCTTACGGCTCAATGCATGGTCTCCTGCAGCTCTTCAGCGAGGTGCGGACCTACGAACTCAGAAAGCCATATGCGGGCTTCCAGCACGTCCGCAAAGCCTTCTACCGCAAGCATGAGGACCGTGTCGCCTTCCGGCGACGTGCGGGTCCATGCGGAGAAGAGCGGCGTGTACATGTGTGTTTGTGGCTCCATTGATTGTCTATATACGCTACTACAGCCGCGCCCCACGTTTCGGGGTATACGGGGCCTTGCCAAAACGAGAAAACAACACCGCCGACCGGGGCAATCAGGTGCGCAACCTGACGGTCACCGCTTGGTAGCCAAGGGCTGCGTCGTGCTGCGTAACAGCGACGTAACAAATTCTAAAAGAACGCCGGGGTATGCCCTCTGCTGACCATCGATAGGTCAGTAATACTGACCGAACTCGCGCGTGCCGCTGACGCCGTGCCGTGTGTTGCACACACACGCATCACCACCACAGCCGCACTTACCTTTCCGCGTATAAACCTTACCTGACGGCTTGCGTCTCTGCCGCCAGATCGGCTTGGCAAGCTGTGCTGCTTCAACGCGTCTCATCGTCTTGACCTGTTCTTCGCCTTGCTCACTGCGCGCAGGTTGCTGCGCTTGTTGTTCATCGGATTGCCGTCACGGTGATCAACATCGAGACCGAGCAGCTTTGCACCCGCGCCAGCCATCTTACGCCGAGCTTTGTTCCTGCTGCTGCGTCGCCTGCGCTGTGCTGGCTTGGCATGGTAGCTGTCGTATTCCTTGCGGTAATTGCGCTTCATCAGCACTTCCAGCGTCTGCGTGCTTGCCTAATCCTGCTGTTCGGATCGTTGCGTGTCTTTGCCGAGCTGCGCTTCAGCTGCCCTGCAGATCGTGCGCAGTAACTCTTGCGTCGCTTGGCTGCGGCGCTGCCTTTCTTCACCTTGCCGGTCACAGCTGTCTTCAGCTTGCTTCCAGGGTTAGCTCGACGATACGCGGCGACGCCTTTCTGCGTCATGCCTGCGCCAGCTTTCGTCTTACGATAATTGCCGCCTTTGCCAGTCGTGCGGCGTATCGCTTTAGCCACGCAGCAAGCCTTTGCCGCGTCTCCTGTTGCGCTTGGCTGTCTTTGCAGCCGCTGCGAACTGCGCGTCAGTCGGCGCGCCTTTCTCGCCTTTGCGCCGCATGCGCTTCTTGCCTTTGCTTGCAGCTACGCGCTTTCGCTTGGCATGGATGTTTGCGTATAGGCCGGGACGTTTAGCCATCAGTAGCTGCGCCTCACCTTGCGCATCTTCTTCGGCTTTGCCGCTGCCTTCTTCGTCTTCTTCTTCATGCCGTACTTACTTGCTGGCATCGCTGTCACCTTTCACAAGCTTGATGATGTCTGCTGATGGCTTCTCTGCTTGGCTGTGATCTTGTCCGCCGCCCCAGGTCAGCTTGATCACGCCGCCGTTGTCCTCTGGCACGTCTTCCTTGCGATGCCGCACGTCCCATGGCCGCATCCGCGCAAAGACCCACTTCAGCGTGTCGATGTGAACTCTGCGTCTTTGCACCTCGGCGTTGGCAAGGTGACGCTCAACGTCATCCAACGGCTTGCGCGCTAAGTCGAACATTTCATCCATGAGAAACTCTGCGCCGACCGCCCGCGCCTTGCTGTACATGTCGTACATTTCGTCGTCGCGCTGTATCTTGCGCAAGACAGGCGACCAGTCTGGCAACGTGTCGTCGTTGTCGCAGATCGAGCGCAGTGATTTGCCGACAGCGAGTTCGTCGCAGATTCGGCGCATCACCGCCGTCGTGATTCGTGTGCTTGGTTTCTTTGTTTTCGTCATGGCAAAGAGAACCCCGGTCGTGAGGTGCGACCGGGGCAAGGGAAGAAACGGAGAATCTCAGGGAGCAGTGACATAACGCCAAAGCTAAGAAAATATACCGCTTTTTCGGTACATTGGATACATCCCCTTGTAACTTATCTGTGGATAACCACTAGATGTTGCGTTGTTTCAGCAACTTAACATACAGCGCACGCGCCTCATTCCGTGCGTTTTCCTGCCACAAATACTTGTATTCCGACATATCATCCATGTCGTGCAGCTGGTCATAGCGTAGCCAGTACGCTGACGGCTTGCCTGCTGCCTTGCTTTCGTAAACACCGCGCTTCTTTACATCGCTGCCACTTGCCCAGCCGTTTAGCTGATACGTTGCGTCGTCGATCTGGCTCACCAGCACGAACCGTCGATCATCATGGTCGCGATCTGTCACATACAGCGAACAGCTCTGCGGTGGCACATACGTCGTCGTTCGCACCTCGATGTCACCAACGTCACCACGAGACTTGAACGAATTGACCGAGCTGTCCCAGTACACGTTGAGCGCCTTCGCTACCGCGATCTCGCCGCGCGCGCCCATGATGTGCGCGTCATATCTGACGTTACGTGATAGTTGCAATGCGGCCTGTCTCATCGTGCCAATCGTATGACCCATGAGCAACTCAGTCGGCGTTAGCTCCACGCGTACCATAGATGAATCAATGCCTCCTCATAGCGTTTCTTAGCGGTGCGCCGGTCGCAGTGCATGTATCTTGCGACCTTCGCCCAGGACGGCCCACGCCGTCTGAACGCACCGGCATGAGCGACTGCCCATAGCAACCGACGATCATCGATCTGTACGTTGATCATTTGCTTGGCAATGGTGTCGTATCTGGTCACCTGTTCCGACGTGGCGGAGCCTAATCTGACCCACGCAATTTCGTCGGGATACGATAGCCACTCGGGCAGAGCTTCCGGCCACCAGCTGCCCCGATACCTCGGCAGGGCTGCAGGCAGTCGGCGCTCTGTCTCAGCTGCCTCGATAAGCCAGTCGTGCAGCATGTCGATTGAACTCGGTGCGTTCATTCTCACTTAACATTTCATATTGTTTCCAAAAGACTGGTCGATCTACGGCAGACAGCTGCTCGGCGTAGACCTGCGCCGCGCGATCCACGCGGCTCGGCATGTCGCCGTTGACCACAGCGCGATACGCCGGGTTCGACATCTTCGTGTTGCGAGTTATCAGTGTACTAAGTTTATCTGAGTAATCAGTGTTATCAGTTCTACTGATTAACTCAGTGCTGTTATCAGAGTACTTAGTATTAATATAATTATTTTTATGTTTATTTATCTTAGTACACTGATTAACACAGTTAGACTTACTAAGCTGTGTACTAAGCTTATCTTTAGTAAGCTTAGTAATAGCAAACTCTGTGCCAGAAAAGTTATCCACAGACTTATCCACAGCCCCGGCGCGCATCAATTCATCGAGTTTTTCGTCGATATCCAGCACACCACGCGCCGCAGCTGCTGCACGCCAGTCGTCTCCGACTGACATGCATTGCAGCACAATGAAGGCATCGAAACTGATCATACGCCACATAGACCTTCGCAGTCGTTGTTAAACAGGTCAGGCTGGCGCTCATCTACGAACTCAACTTGATTAAGAGGCTGTCCACTTTTGTGAAAATAAGCCTCGGCATTTTTAAAACGTGTTGTTTTTTTGAGACCGTCGTGGAAATTTTTTTCAATGCGCACGGCCTCTGCAAAATCGTCAGGTGCGTTATCTTTCAGATGTTGCCATTCCATGTCTGACTTAAACGGGCAGTACACGCATGCCGACCTCGGCGGTCTGGGATATCCGTTTCGCTCCATGAATCCAAAACAATCAGAACGCGACATTCGTGCGTCGATTAGCGGCCAAGTGTTTTCGATGTAATTGACGCGCGACGGTTTTATTCGCACCGCCTCATCGGTGCTAATTCCTAACCACACGAGTGCTTTTTTTTCGTTATTTTCCTTCAGCACGTTACGCACAAATTTTTGTATTGGTCGTATTTTGTACGACGTTGTGCAGTCGCGCCGCAGCATACCTGAGTCTTTCGAATTGCCAAAAACGAAAGCCGGTGGCGTGGCTGATTGATAATAATTGCCGTTTTTTGATTTTGTAATGTGAGTAAACTCATCTGAAAGGCGCTTAAACCGACCTCTCACTGTATGAATTGGAAACGGCAATTGATCGTGTAAAAAGTTCAACCAATCGTAAACCTCTCTGGGTTCGTCGCCGGTATCAGCGAAAATTGCGCATTCTGGCATCGGCTCTAACTCGCCGCGCGCTGCCATCAGCGCCATAACGCTAGATTGCACGCCCGCGCCTAAGGAGATGATATTGATCATTTGTCTAGCCACCTGTTCTCTCTCGGCATGCCAAGCTGCCGGGCATACGAAATGCCGAACCGCATGCCTGCAGATATGCCGCGATCCATGTAGACGCAGATCATGTCCGCACTCTCGTACCATGACAGCGCCCGTGACATGCCGAGCCGCCGCTCATCTTTGACGGTGTCGTCCAACACTTGCGTGTACAGCAAATGACTAGCAAATGGCGCTTCGCCGCGATTCAGACTGTCCTGCAGGCACCGACGTGCGTACTCGACATTGAGATCGAGGTCGACGCCTGCATATGGACTTTCAATGATCACGCGCATTGCCGGTCCTTCGCACAAAGCTTGGCAAGAAAGCGAATGCGATCCAGCTCGACGATGTCAGCGTCGGCGTCGTACTTCCGCAGGCCGTGCAGCACGGTCGAGTGATCGCGCTTCATCAGTCGACCGACCTGCGTGAGCGACATGCCGAGATCATGGTAAGCAAGATAAAATATGCGCCATCGCCACATGACCATCGATGCGCGCCGACCGAGCGAGAACAATGCAGTCGGTTCGATGTTTTCGTATTTGCGCACCGCCGTCAGCATGTCGGCGACCTTGAAAGGGTATTTGGTTTCGAGATCGCGCATTGCTCTGACCTCGATCTCAAATGCTTCGTTGTCCATTTTGATTCTCCAGAATTGTGTTGATGAACACCTCGACATCTTCGACTGACTTGACTGTTGTTACGTGACAGCCAGCCGCTTTCAGCTCCTCTTGGACTTGCCTTTGATTGCCGGATAAACGCCCGGTCTTTGTTTTGATTTCAATAAAGATCGGCGACCAAGGTTGCCCTGGACGCCACCATGTTTTGCTCACAAAAATCTCTAAGTCGGGCCAGCCTGCCCGCACGCCCATGCGCTTCTGCTTCATGCGGTATTGAATTTTGTGATTGCCCTCGTTCGGGCTGTGATGAATGACCGAGCCAGCTGGCAAGCGTGCCTGCAGAAAATCGATGATCTGCAGATGCAACTCGTATTCAGTCACTGCCAAACTCCGCGATCAGCTCGTCAGCTGTCACCTGACCGCCACTGCAGATCAAAATGCGACGGCAAAGCGACAGCGATGGTTTGCGCCGGCCTATTGCAATTGACGTGATAGTTGCTCGGCTGCAGCCGAGCTGTTGTGCAATCTGATCGTGAGTTCGTTCTGTCTGTGATATGAAGTCTCTAAAGTTCATACCAAATCGTAATAACGTACTATTGGTAACGCCGTCAATAAAATCTAACACGCCTGCATTTTAGCGTTTGCAATTCTTGCGAACGCGCGCATATCATTTGTTACTGAGAGTAACATCACAGGGAATCAAAACGATGAATAAAAGAAAGCAGACACGTTTAAATTCTGGAACGGAACGCATCAGTAACGTCGTCAACTTGTTTCCAAAACAAGAAATGATCGATCCGTTGGAGAACGAATTGCTTCTCGAAGCATGTCGTGACTGGTTCAGTCGAGGCGACATATCACCGTCAGGCAAGTCGACAAAATACGTTGCCGATATGTCAGAGCAAGATTGTCGAGATTATGGAATGCTGGCACCTGTGCTGCTGGCAAGGTCACCGTGTTCATACGAGACCCACGTAGACATTTATTTACGATTCCTGACAGACGGTCGCTTGCCGAGAATCTGCCAATACGCGTTTTGCGCGTACATAAATCGTAGAAAGCTGACGCGCACACATGTCAGCGGATTCCTCGGAATGATCGGCGCGCAACTGAATGCGCTTACGAACAAGTCAAACGACGATTGCGTTGATGTCCTCATTGACATGAAGTTGATTGAAGAAGTCGACGGCGAGCTGCGATGCACAAGAAAGCTCGGCTATTATATGATCGAAATGATCATGTTCTTTGCCAACGCGATGCAAAAATTTGCAACCACTCATCACAAAAACATGGCGACGGCATGGAACGCGTCGGAAGGCGAAGCGCATTCGACGTATTGGTTGCCAATTACCGCGCCGCTTGAGCGTAAAAACGGGGAGAAGCTACGTGATCAAAAATAAAGAGTTTGGACAACGCTTGAGGCAAGCGCGTGAAAACTACGGTATGGCAGCTGATGAGTTAGGCAGAAGGCTCGGCTCATCAGGGCAGGCATACCGGCGATACGAGCGCGGAGAGGTCATGCCGAAGATCGATCAGCTGCTTGACATCTGTGACATCTTAGGCGTGACGCTCGACAGCGTCGTGTTCGGCGACAGCGACAAGGCAGCAATTGAAGTTACCGTCCGACCGGGCGACCGTGTCGTCATACGTGGTGAACACGACGCCGCAGACGACGAACCATATCGCTCGCCGGTGAAAATCAGCGCGCGCGAACGCGTTGTTGAAGATGTGGATATCGTGGAAAGCGTAAAAAAGTAATTTACTGGCAGATCGTATTACCGTATCTACGGTGATATGGCTTTTGATTTTGTACCCGAATGGGCGGCACGGTTTAATTTTGACGCACACTCCCCTAGCGGATGTGGCCGCCCGGACGATCTAGAATTCTTTGAGAAGTGCATAGCTCGGCCCCGCAACATGCGGTGGCCGGGCAATGCTGCTATGGCTGGCGGTCGAGCCGCTGAGACGGCGGTGAACCTTGCTACAGTCCACAACGAACCATGGCAGAATGCGTTCCGATCTGCGCTCGGAGAGTTCGACGAACACGAATCTCCCGCGCATATCGAGAACGACCGCGAGAAGCATTCGCTGATCCGCGACTACGTCTACACGGTCAAGCAATCCAAAGAAGAAAAAGACGCTGGCGCGCCGGAGGTATCCGGCACGTTCTTCGAGCTTGTCTGCCAGAACCTGCTGGCAGGCACCCTGGAAGCGACGAAAGGCGCGAACCGTATCGATGACGGTCGCTGGGTCTCGATGCAGTTCGACGGCGTTGAGCTGGACTTTATCGGACAGATCGATCTTGAAGCCGGTGCAGTCATCGAGTTGAAGACGAGTTGGCCGTCGCCTGCGGACACAAAGCAGGGCTTCCGCATGCCGTCGCTGCCGACAGCGCCGCGACCGGAGCATGTGATGCAGGTCGCACTCTATCGTGCGTGGTTGCACCGGCAAGAGCAGCATGTGCCGGTCAAGCTGGTGTACGCAACGCCTGCAGGCTATCGCGTGTTTGATTGTGATAGTTGCGATGCGCTCGGCGACGCTGCTATGGCCCGCGCCCTAGAGCGCATGTGCCGGATCGCGCGTTCGCGCGAACACCTGATGAAACGTGCGGAAGACCTCGACGACTTGTTTGCGTTTTTGTCGCCGGACTTCAGCCATTTCATGTGGCGCGACAAGCCACCGGAATACCTCGAACTTGCACGGAGAATCTTCAAATGACGAAGGAAGAGAAAGCTATCGTTGCAGGATTTCTGCAACGCGAAATCGACTGGTGCGAACATGAAAGCCAACGTCTTGAATATGGCAACGACTACGCTGCGCTAACCGGCGATCTGCAAATCGCACACGGTCATATCCGCACAGCTAACACGTTGCGCGCGTTGCTTGGCAGGCTGCAGTGATGTCGGACTACGACACAAACATCGCTGCCGCACTCGTTGGAGCGATCAGCGAGCTGGAAGACCCTCACATGGATGCGCGCAATCCGCATTTTAAGAACAGGTACGCGACGCTCAAAAGCTGTCTCGATACGGTGCGACCGGCGCTTGCTCGTCATGGTCTTGTTTTGATGCAGTTTGTCATGCCGTCTTCAAACGGCGGTGACCGTCTCGTCACACGACTGTTGCACGAAAGCGGCGGCTTTATGGAAGACGAAGGCATCAGCCTCGTCGGCGCAGATAACATGCAGAAGCTCGGCAGCGCGATCAGCTACGCACGTCGATACGGCTTGCTGGCAATCCTCGGCCTTGTCGGCGATCCAGATGACGACGCAGAGATAGCATCGGCACCAACTGCACCGCCGAAGGCGAAGCCGACGCCGGTCCCTGTCGTCAGCGACGACATACCGTTCGACAAATCTGACGAGCGCGAAGACCTGATCGCGTGGAGCAACGACGCGAAGGCAAACATCGGTCGCATCCGGAACACCGCCGAGCTGCGCAGCTGGGCAACGGTAAACAGTGAGACGCTCGACCGTCTCGAAACAGACGAACCCGACGCACACAAAGCTCTGTCGGCAGCATTTCAAAACCGCAAAAAGGAACTCAATAATGGCTAAATACACAAGCGTTGCGCGCACTAATCTTTTCAAAAACGCCGACCGTTTTCAAAACGGTATGCCTATGGAGAAAGGCGCGCCGCCGTGGTCAAACGGCAAGTTTCAGATTGAACAAACGCTGCAGCCCGGAACGTACAAGATCGCTGCGTGGCAATACAGCGACACAGGCAACATCAGCATCGACATCCAAGTGGTCGAGCAAGACGACGCAAGCAGCTCCAGCGGTTTCGATGTCTGAGTCTGAGCAGCCTGCATTGCTGACGCTGCCGGAAGCGGCGGCGATCCTCTTCGGCGGCGTGCGCGGTCAAGACGACCGCGTGCGCGCGTCTGAGAGTGCAAACATACGATTGCGCGGCATGGTTAAGCGTAACGAGATAGACTTCGTGCGCGTCGGTCGTCGTTATTACATTCCGCGAGCGGTGATTGATGACCTCACCAGCTGAAAAACTGCGCGACGCAGCTGCGATCATTGAACAGCGCGACCAGTATCACGGCAACTGGCGTGTCAACATGTTGAACACAAGCGTATTCTGGCAGCGATATCTCGGTTGTCCTGTTACTCCGACGCAGGTTGCTCTGTTGAATTGCCTGCAAAAAGTCAGTCGCATGTGTTCCGGCGGCGAACCGAACGGCGATGATTATGATGATCTGATCGGCTGGGCAGCAATCGCAGCCGCGTTGCAAGACGATGAAGAAACGCTGGAATAAATCGCCGCCTGCACAGGTGCCGTCGCGGCCATGTTTTTGGTGCGGCAAGCCTGTCAGCGATAACGACTGGGTCATCAACGGACTCGGTCAGCTGCTGCACATAGATGAATGTTTTAGAGCAAATTGGAAAAGCCATGACACTGCCCGGCGAGACGATAGCAACCGGCGCACCGCTTAAATGCGACAAGGCGATCTGTGAGAACGCAGGGCCGCAGGTGCTGATGTCTGCCGCCGGGTACTACATCGGCTACAGCTGTCGCCTGTGTGGACCCTACAGCCGCGAGAGCGGGTACTATGCGCAGCGCGCAGAAGCGCAGGCTGCGTTAGATCGCGATGAGTATTCGCGTCCTTGACCTTTTCAGCGGCATCGGAGGCATGACGCTTGGCCTCGAAGCAGCCGGACCTTTTCGAGCAGTCGGATTCTGCGAGTCAGATCGATTCTGCCAGCGCGTCCTGGGGAAACACTGGCCCGGCGTCCCGATCTACCCGGACGCCAGAACAATGCGACACGACGGCGATGTCGACATCATCACAAGCGGCGATCCCTGCCAGCAGGACAGCATCGCCAATGCAGGCAGAGACGGTGACAGCATGTGGCCGCACGCGCTCCGACAGATCGAACGACATAGACCTGTTTACGTGCTACGAGAAAATGTTCTTGGCAATGTCACAACAGGAACCGCTGAACGAGTTGAACGTGACCTTGTATCGAACGGCTACCGGGTCAGGACTTACGTTATACCGGCTGATGCCGTTGGCGCGGCTCACCAGCGATTGCGGACATGGACGTTGGCCTACTCCGACCGCGCAGGATCACAAGAATGCAACGATGCCGCCCAGCCAAGCCGTCCGAAAGGATGGCAGCATTCCTGTCATCTTGGCCCGACTGGGCTTCGTTGGCTGGCGACTGAATCCCCGGTTCTACGAACAGTTGATGATGTACCCAATGGGCTGGACCGAATAAAGGCGCTCGGCAACTCGGTCGTCCCAGAAATACCTTATCGTTTTGGCTTGGCAATCATGGCACAAAGAAAAGCGGCCAGCTCTCGCTGACCGCATTGCTGTAGGTGAATCTAATTAGGGTATTTCGATGCACCCTAACTCCAGAGTGCATCACCGATTTCGTCGGTGTCGTCGTCTTCGTCTGATTCAATCCAGTGACCATACTGACTTCTGGTAAAGTCCGCTTTTGCATGACCCATGCGATCAGCAATTTTGTTCCAATCGTTGCCGTAATTCGCGAGCAGCAACGACGCATAGAAGTGCCTGCAGTGGTGCCACGTAATGCGGTCAATTCCGACAGCGTCGCACAATGGGTGCAGAACGCGGTTGCGCCAATTATTGCTGGAGCTTTGAAAACGCCCGGCACGCGTTGGAAACACGAAGTCTTGGTCGCTGCTAAACGGCGACCGCATCTTCCAAGCGCGCAATTCGGCGACTAACGGTTTTGACAGCTGCACAACGCGTTTGCCCTTTTTCGTTTTTGTCTGACCGATTTCTTTGCCGCCGTCTGGCGCGTCGCGCAGCGCCGTCAAAACTCTGACGGTACGCTTGTCAAAGTCGACAGCTGACCACCGCAGCGCGGCTTGCTCGCCAAAGCGTAGGCCTGTTTGTAGTGCGAACGACAGAGCGAGACCTTCTGACCATGCACCGTTTTTATGATTTACCTTATCGCGAGCATGCGCTTTGTTGATCAGTTTGCGCATCGCGTCCATGTCAAACGCATCGATATCTTCCTCGATAGCCTCTTCTTCTGTGACGTGGTGCGGCTGCAGCAGCGTGACAGCTTTCGCTACATTGTCGTTCGATGTCCACTTCTGATCGCGCGCAACGTCGAGAAGGTCTTGCAGCGTAGCTAACTTTTCTTTCTTTGTTTTGTGCGACAGCGTCGTTGCATCCAATGCGGCGTTGATGTCGTTCGGCGTGATGTCGCAAGTCTTTGTGTCGGCGCCAAGCCAGTCGAGCCAATCAGTCGCTGCTTTGACGTAATTCTTTTTGCACTTCTCGCCCATAGTGCGTTTGGCAACGCGCTTCTTAGTGGCATCGATAAACAAGTCGACGGTCGCCTGCAACGTGCCAGCCTCGCCGCGCGTAACAACGCCGCCGGTATGCTGCGCAGCGTTCAGCTCGTCTGCCTTGGCTTGCGCCTCGGCGAGCGTGTGAAACCAGATGACCTCGCCTTTGCCGTTGACTTTGCTGATCTTGCTGTGGCGCGTAGAGATGTAATAGCTTGCCCAGCCTTTCGACTTGCGCGACTTGACCGGCCCTTTGACTTTGATGTCCATGATCAAGCTCCTAACGCGATGGCGATGAAGAGCAAGACGGCGAGCGTTGCTGTGAATAGCAACGCCTCGAAAAGTGTGGTAAGTAAACTCGTCATTTAGATTCTCCAATTTATCTGACAAACACAGAGGCGATAGTCGTTCCAGCGGCTGTCGCCTCATCTTTCACAATACGAATATACGTACTGTGAGTAACATTCACAATAGCTGACCGTCAGGTTTTTTGCGATTTACCTGACAATCGTATCTTTCAAACGGCGTGATTTTGTTACGTGGTTGTTACGCAACGCAAAAAAGCCGCCCGTAATGGGCGGCTCATTTTGCTTTAAGTTGTTGTTTTTGTTTGTTGTTTATATGGTGGGCGATGAGAGACTCGAACTCCCGACCTTCCGGGTGTAAACCGGAGAAAGCGCCACAGAAAACAACGCAAAACAATATAAAACAGTTACTTAGCTACCCATTATCCATACCCTACCTTGTCAAAAACAATAGTACAAACGCCTATTTCTGTTACGTGGTTGTTTCGTCACGTAACAGATTAATCTGTTTCGCGCACCGCTCTGACTTGTTCACGCATGCGCCCGTAATCGAGGACGAACCGCGCCACCGCAGAGCAGTCGGCGATCACCGTATCTGCCGGACATGGCGTGCCGAGCCGATCTAATTCATCAGCTGCGCGGTCCTGCACCGCCGCCGTGTAATCGACGACATCCGGCGCGACGACGATAGGCTCGGCAGCTTCGCTCGTCTTGTAATCGAAGTACGCCGACGCCGTGCCAGCGACTGCAGATGCCGCACTAAAAGCGGGAGTTACGCAGCCGCCGAGCGGTGCTAGGCAGATCGCGAGAAGCAACACGCCGAATGCGATCTTGAGCGCGCGCGGCGTCTTCAACTCGCTTCGCTTTAGCATGTGACCGCGCCAAGAAGAAGGCGGCAGCGGCGGCTGCGGCAACCGCTGCGCATCCGAGTACAATCGTCCAAGCACTCACTGATCGCCTTTCTCTTTCATCATCATCGAGGCAATGCCTGCAATGCCACCGATGACGACTGTAATCTGCGTCACCATTTCGCCGGGGATCGAAATGCCGACAGCGGCGAGCAAGCCAGCAAGCCCGGCCATGGTCGACGGTTCGCGAAGTCTCTGCAGTAGAATTTGCACAAGTGCCATTTTCTGTCCTTTCAGTACGACCAGATCATTGGTCTGTTGGTGGTTAATGTGTCGAGATGTATGAACCTGCCGCCAGATTTCTGCTGCACGCCGAAACCTGTGAAGCGGCCATCGAGCAGAGCAAGTCGCAACAGCTGCACGGCGTCGCCGCGACTGATCCCGATATCCGCAGCGCGCCCTGATGCATGCGAGCCAGGGCGCGCTTTGCGCGCCTCTATCGGATGCGACGGACAACGGTATCCAGATGTGATAGTTATTGGCTTGCCGAACGCGATCCGCAGCTCTTGCAGCGCCTGCATGAACTCCGCGTTCATCTCTTCATCGCCGCAATGCGAGCATGCGAACTCGTCACGCGCAAAGTTCGGGTAGCGATCCCAATTATCGATCATGTTTTGCCTTCAAATTTGGTGCATGCACGCTAACGCCGTTTTAAGCGCCGTCTGTGCGTTTTGCTGTCATTTGCTTGTGACGTATTAAAGCAATGCGCCAGCGCGCATCTGTGGGCTTCTCAGAGACCCGTTTTTGAGTCAGTGCTTGCCGTGACCGTTGAATCGGTCGCGCAACGAGTTCATAAATTCCCACATGCTCGTAATCTGTTTGTTTACGACGTCCATTTCGGCGCGGAGTTTTACGATGTCCGCATTGTTGCCGAGCTTGACGATGTCTTCAGCCTGATGCTGAGTCCATTTGGTATATCTAAGCAGCTCGTCCTGCAGTTGCTTAATATCTTTTTGCGCCTCGCTCAAAAGCGCATAGCTTCGCGCGGCGTGAAAAACGATAGCGCCAAGCAAAAGTATTTGATCCCAGTGGGCACTGATCAGGTCCATGTCGTCGCTGCTTTCCAGCTCTCCAGTTCACAACCTTCGATAAACTTTTTCGATGACAAGCGCGTGACCTTGCTTGTGACCGTTTTGATGTTGCGGAAAATCACACGCCTTTTTGGCAACGCAACCAACGCCAGAACATCGCATGTTGTAGCGTTCAGTCGTTTCTTTTTTGAGTTACCGCGCGACGTGTTGAACGCGTAGCAAACCTTGTCAGACGGATATATTCTCGTCGTCGTTTTAACCTCGATGCGCCAGACGCGTTTGTGGTCGAAGGCGACCAAGTCCATGCCCGGCGTCGGGCATACTGCGCATTGCACTCCCATTTCAAACAAGACTGCGGCGCAAAGATGCTCACCAGCTTGTCCGACAATGACGCTCACTGCGCCTCATCGACGACCAAAGCGATACACTCTTCGCCGCTCGGGTGCGATATGACGACAGCTCCGCGCCCGGTCATGTGATGCAGCCATACCGTCATTAGCGAACGCGTCGGGTCTGTCTTTTTGATTAGCAGCCCTTGCACAACAGCGTCGAACTCAGCGCGACGAAACGCTTCGGTTACTTGTTTGCTTTGCCAGCAAGGCAAAGTAAGGCGCGCCACGTTTTGCGGCGGCGCGATCTTAAACTCGGCGGCATGCGCAGGCAGAAAAAAAGCCGCTGTTAAAGCGGCTGCGATCATGAGTTTCATAATCCAGGGTCAGGCGGCGGCACCGACGCCCAGCCGCTCGTCAGGTCAATTGACCGCAACGCCGACACGCTGTCGGCTGCGTTGATGGCTGTCATCAACTCGGCCTCGCGGGCATAGCACGCTGCAACGTGCGCGGTGACTGCGGTGCCTACGGCATCCATGTCGCTGTTAGCAAATTCGGCAGAGCCAACGCACACAGTGTCAACGTCATCAATTTTGCGCGTCACCGTGGAATTACATTTCCAGCTAACCGTACCAGATGCGCGTGCTATCGCAGACTGACTATCCCTATCGGTGCTGTAATACTTGCCCGCAACGATCACGCCGCCAGTTTCCACGTCGAAGCGCGTGACCGCAATTTCATTCAGAGCCTGCGCCTTCGATTGATCGAGCGACAAATCTTTCGCTGCTACGGTAATTTTCCAAACATCGCCGTCAAGCTCTCCGCTTTCCGCGCCATCAGTTTGATACGCGAGCAACGAGGGTTTGACGTATTCGACAGCGCGCAAGGTGCCAGCAGCAGTCGGATGCGGTAGCGGCGGCTGTTTGTTGCCGACGAGGCCGGTCATTTCCTGTAAGCGGCGCGTCCATGATCCTTGGTACGTGACGTTGCCGTCGTTTTCGAGTGCTATCATTTGTAACTACCTTCCTAGTATGGGCGGCAGGGTGCCGTTGCCAGCTATCTGGCTGAGAGCGACATATAAAAAGCTAATACCACTTTGATTCACGTTGCCATGCGACGCGCGCACCTTAAAACCATCGGCCAAAATATCGCCACAAGTGAGTGAATCAGTCTCTTCAGCTTGATTAAGGTTTGGGTGCAAACGACGAGTCGTTGCATTAACTGGATCGCGAGCGGTATCCGTTATTGTCCAAGGATTCGAAGCACCAATGGGCTTGACCATAACCCAGCTAGGCGTGAACCCCGTAACGACGTAGGGTCCATCTGCGTTGCCGTTGCCGACATAGCTGCCTACTTTGCACACACCCGGCACAGATCGGAAACAGAAAGCAATCATGCCATTTGTGCTGTTGGACTGAGCTGCTGCGCCGAGTCCAATGACCGTTGACGACATAGCAGATACATCCCAAATAGTCGTGCCAGCCGTGCCTTGAGCGTTGTTCTCGTTAATCTTCAAATGGTCGGTATCTGCTGTCATGAATTTGTGATAAACGGGCTTATTTTCGCCGGACTCATTGCGTGCAATCCCAATAATAAATTCCGGTGTACCGCCCAGCCCATGCCCGACGGTAGCACCGGCAGTGGTGTTACCTGTCCAAGATACGATTGAAAAGTGACCCGGCGCGGCGGCAGAGACGGAACTTGTAATTGACCCGCTGCCATTTGATGATGCGCTACCGCCTGCCTTAAAGTTCCAAGAGATAAAGTCTTCGGAAGAGGTGTTGACTTCGGCTAAGCTGCCGACCGTGAAGCCATCGGAGCCAAAGGTGCTTAGACCCTCCGCTTCCGTGGTCTCGATTGCAGTGGTGTCTGTTTCAGCTTGCTTTGTCGTTCCTCTAACAACGTCGTACAGAGCGTGACTGTCGGAAGCGTCTCGGTTTTTTATCCAGACGAAATCGGGCTGAAGATTTGCACCCGTGACTGCTTTGCCACCGGAACCGATTGCAGTGCCGTTGCCAGTGTATTTTACCGGCGTGAAATAGTCGCAGCCAAAGTGCGTCGGTGCGGTGAGGTTTGCGCTGTTAAGCGCAACGAACCCAGTCGGCGGTGTGTGCGCGAAAGACGACGTTCCAAAATTAAAGACATTTGCCGAAGAAACATTTTCTACCGAAGCGGCAAAAAAGTAGGGGCCGTTTGTAAGATTTTCAAAAGCGAAATTCGTACCGTCAACCGGGTTGCCACTATTTTGTACCGTGCCGTCTTTCCCGAAAAATAACTTACCGGCGTCGGCGTCGAAAATAATGCTGACTACATCTCCCGAAGTGTACGAAGTTCCGTAGCTTGAGTAGCTTCCGCCAGTGACCTTTTGGCCGCCAGCATCATAACCGTAGGTGTTCGAGTCTTGACCTAGATAACGGTTAGCCGTTGAGAGAAGTTGTCCCTCAACAAGACCAACCACAAAATTTGAGGAATCGTTGATCGTCACTTCGCAATAAAATTTTCCGCTCGTCATCCCCATTGTCGCCGGAACAACGCCTTGTGACGATGACGACCGTGCGACACCTAAATTGCCCTCTGACAGTGTTACACCTGTTGAGTTTTGTGCGAGCGGGTTGAGCGTCGGGTAGACTAAGCTCGGCGTGTTGCTCGACTGATGGTCCGTTCCCATGCTAGTCGTGAGGTCTTTGTTATTTCCGCTGACGTCATTTCCGAGATCGCCGCTATTGGCAAAATCTAGGCAAAAACTGTTTCCACCAGCAGCGCCTGCTAATGCAGCAACATTTTTCTTTGGAATAATTTGAGAACCGTTTGCCCCAAATGTGAATGTATCAACGAAATCTGTGATCGCTACATCACCGCCCTGTATTGATTGACCATCTAACATAATTGGCTGGGCGATATAACCGGGGAACATCGTCGTGTCGAAAGCACTGCCGACTGATTGAGTTGCCGTACTGTTAAAGCTGGTCCCCCAGCTACCTCTTCCGTCAGAGGAAAAACTGGTTACTTCTGACCCATTTATAAACAGTTTGCCTTTGGCAGTGCCCGACTCGTCCAACTTCCAACTTCCGAGGATGTGATACCAGCCTATGTCCCGAAGAACTTGTGTGGTGTATGCCGCTTGCCCGTTCGCATAAAAATAGACCGTGTTCGCACCGTTGTCGGTACTGAACCACAGACCAGAATTGTTTGAGCCGCTTGTTCCGGTGCCAAGGCCCATTAGCCCTTTATTTGATGCCGCCAAATTTGTGAATTGGAACCAACACGCCATGACAACTTCAGTCGAACTGTGACTTGTCGTGCTTCTCGTCAATTCATCGGCACTTCCGTCAAACCACACTGAATTGCCGATAAGCGTGGTATCAAAATCCGACGCGGTACTGTGACCGCCTTGCACAATAGGTATAAGACTCATTGCAGCGCCTTCACGGTAAGCGCACTGAACGACGTAGAACCATCGTTATATCTTGTGATGTACAGGAAGAACTCGTCGCCATTTGTCGTGCTGAGATCGTCACCGTCTACCTTTGTATAGCCGCTCGTTGTCAGCGTTCCGGCGCTAGAGTTGTTCTTCATAAGCAACACCATCGCGCAATTTTTTGCTGGCACGCCCAGCGTGTGCGCGCCTCCGTTTACGAAATGCTGAAAGTTGCCGCCGTCCGGTGAAGGCGTGAAAGTACCGCTGCTTTTGGTGCCCGCGTCCTCTGCCGCACTGCTATAGCCTGCGGTCAATTCATCGGCAGTGTCCGCTTTGAGCGTATCCGCATCAAACGCTTGCACATTCGTGCCGATCACCAAGCCCAAGTTTGATCTTGCTGTCGATGCCGTCACGTCGCTCAGATTGTTTGAGGCGAGCAACCCGTAGCTATCGACAGCTTGCTTGACCCGCAAGGCCGTCATGCCCTTGACGTTATTTGTGCCGCCTTCAGCTTCGGCTTGGCTGGCAATTTCTGAAAACACACCAGCCGCGCCCGTTGCGCCAGTTGCCCCGGTCGATCCCACGGGGATACCCAAAGCCAGGGCACCAGTCGTATCGTTGAAACTAACGGTCGCCGCTTGTGAAGCGCCGCCAGAAACCGCCACGTTGCTCACGCTGACCGTACTGACGCGTCCGGTTGTCGCTTGCAGAGTGTTGCCGTCGGAGCTGAAGCCGAGCAGCTTAGACGCTCGCGTTGACGCGCTGTCGACGAACTCTGGCGTGGTGATTGCGTTTGTTCGTGAGACCTTGAACGAGCGATCCAGCTCTTCTTGAATCTCTTGCGTGATATGCGTCAGCTTATCGAGTGCGTCTTCGTGTGACTCTGCCGGGAACGGATCAGCTGGTTGATAGTCAGTCGCCTGCGTGAGTGCCGTGTCACGTAAGATGACGACCGTCTCGCCGCTCGCTGGAGCTGTGACAAACGTCACTGTGCCGCCACCAGCTTCACCGACGCCGGTCACCGCGTAGTTCGTCGAGCCGCTGCCTTCGGCACGCACGCTTTCCGCACCCGTGCTGTCGGTGCGCACGATGACTTTTACCTCGGAGCTGGCGAAGACCTTGAACGTGTAGCTGAACGCAGTCGTGCTGCCGTTGCCCGAGTAGCTATTTTTGATCGTCGTTGTCGATACCGTCATCAGTCAATTCCTAGACGTTTCATGTATATTTCCGTTTGCTTCATCTCAAAGTCTTCTTGGTCTTCCATGGCTTTGATGTAGCCAGGGAACCTTTCCTTAACGTCTTCATGCGCTTCCTCTTGCGCGTCATGCGCTAGTTCGGCAAACGCCTGCCGCAGTTCTTTGTCGATTTTCTGTTTAAATTCGCCACTGGAGCGCATGCTCATCGCTTGGTGACGACGAAAGTCTTCGACTTTGCCCGCGCTTCTTTTGCCGTCCATGAACTCTTCCATAAACTGCTTTGAAAGCTGTCCGGCACGTTGTTTGAAGAAATCGCGCTCGTCTGGGTTAAACTCAAAACCATAGCCATTCGGATGCGGCTCCGGTCCATACGCCAACCGGCCAAACTCAATGTCTATTCTGTTCGGCTTGTGCGGCGAATACGCGCGATGCAATGTCGATTTGCGGCCCCAATAGTCACGCTCGGCAGGCAGCTTCGTAGACAAGCCCGGCAAGCGATCCATCAAGCCGTCCAAGTAATCATATCGAAACCGCTTAATGTCATCGTTTAACCGGCGAATTTCATTCAGCGCGCCCGATTGCGGTATCATACTGCGGCCATAGTTTCCGATTAATCGCTCGCCGTAACTGGTTGGATCACCAATTGCCTTCGTAAATTTCTGCAGACCTACCAGAAACGATTTTTGCGTGAATGAATACCCTATCGCGCCGATTGCGCCGCCTATGAGTTCATCGTAATCTTTGCCTTTCATCGACGGATGAGACAGCGTTTCATAAACGTCAGCGACAAGCATAAGAATCGAGCTGACTGGTTCAAAAGTATTCATCGGAATCCAGTAGTCGCCAATCTTGCAAGTGTAAGGCAAGATGCCTTGGTTCTCATAAGTCGCACGCACGTCTTTGTCGGAACTTATACCGCCGACGCATTTTCCATTTGCCATCGCCGTAATAGCTGCGCCGAACGCCACCGTGCCGACCTGTATTCGACTGCGCGCCTGCGCTGCTCGCGCGCCGCCAGCAAGCATGTCGTCCTGATATCGTTTTGTTAGCGGAGCTGCTGGGCTGTGGTCGACGATCCACAACAGCGCATTTGTCGGCGTCTTGTAGAACGGAACAATCCAGCGCATCAGCGGCGTCTTGCGTAGAAACTTCTGCAGATCAGCAAGCTGGCCGTCCATGTCAGTCTGCAGCGTGACATAGCGCGCTAAGTCTTTGGCCTCTTCGATAGCTTTCTCTGGCGGATTATGTATGAAGTTAGCAATAAACGTGGACAGATCATCGCCTTCCTTGCCGCGCGTTCTTGCCTCACGATACGCTTGCTCATAAAGCGAGCCGCGATATGCCAGCACCTTCATAAACGTGTCTTCTGCAACCAGCGCACGCGTAGACCATCGAGCGCCTGTAGCAACAGTGCCAAGCACGTCAGCGAGCGTCGCGAGGCCACCGCTTAAACCAAGTCCCGACCCACTGAACGCATCACCTTGCTCGGATATCGTTCTGCCAGCAAAGCTCGGATTCACAATTGTGCCAAGGTTCTCGATCTTCGACGTGCCGTATATTTCTTGGCGTGTAACAAAGCGTGTGCCTGCCTCGGAAAAGGCTTCTTGGAACGCCATTAGTTGACCATAGAGACGCGCCTTAACATCGCCGAACGTCACGTCTGCCTGCTGCCCAGCGATTTGCCGCTGCGCACCGACATCAAGCGATTGCCTGACTGCTGAATAAGCCAGCACCATGTCGTCAGCCAAGATCGCGCTGAGACCGCCAGCGATGTTTTTCACATGCGTCCAATAACCGGACAGGATCGAATTGATCCACATTTCATGCGCCGCACTGAATGCGCGATTTATGAATGACGCGCCGCGCGCATACTTGAGCTTTTTGTGTAGCTCGTCCGCACCGATTGCCTTGTAGCTTTCAATCTGTTCGTCGAGTGTTTTCTCGCCGCCAATGTCTTCGACGAGCCGCGCGAAGTCGCGCTCTAGCAGAGCTGCATCATCGCGGTTCGGTATGCGCAACGCAGCCAGGGCGCGAGCGATATCCGTTTGCGCGCCCTTGTACATCGCTTGCAAGTTGGCGACTAGATTTGCCTGCTGCTTCCATTCGAGTTTTGCCATAAGGGTTGCGCCGGGTCCGGCAGCATCAGCTAATTGGTCGAGCTTTTTTACCTCGCTGACAAGCAGGTCTTTTGCGGCAACGACGTGTGCCGCCAGCGCGCCGGGATTCTTTGGGTCGATCTGGAAACCGTTGCGCATGCGTTTCGCAAGTTGTGCCGAGTCCATGCCGACAAGGTCTGCCATGTCCCGCAGCTGCTCGTTGCGCAGCGGCTCGGTCAGCTGCTTCGGCAGTTGCCCTTGAATCTGCCTCGCCATTTCGCCGATCAGGTTTCGGATGTTGCCTTCATCCGGAACCTTGTCATCACCGGCTTCGCCGACCATGCGTATGCCACCAAGCACGCCAGCTTGCAGCTTTGGATTGTTAAGGCGATTTTCGAGCAGCGTATTCAGTTGATCGTCGCCGAGATCGATCTCGGTATGCTGATCATATTTGCCTTCTGCTTGCGTTCTCTCAAAAAGGTTCTCTTGATCCATACCGGCATCAGGATCGAGCTGTTCCGGTGGCACCGCATCGTCGGCGTCGGGCGTGATAGTAGGCTCTGGCGGTCCTGATCGTGACAGCGTTGTCCTGTTCGTAACGAACGCCGCAGCCTCGGCTTGTGTCTCGAAGATATCCAAGACAGTGCCGTCTGCCTCATCCAGCACAATAAAGCCTGTTTCGGTTTCACTTACTTTGTAACGCGGTAACGGCACTAAACCTTCGTCGGTGATCTCCGCTTGACCGCCACCAATACCACGCGCACCGCGCACCTGCGTCTGTCCGGCAATCGTCTCCGACAACTCGGCCTCGCGTTTCTCCAGCTCTCGCGCTTTGAGGCGCGCGCGACCTAACTCGGTCGTGAGCGATGAACCAATGCCGGTGTCTTCTGGCGCGGGGAGCAAGCCAAGCCGACGCAGCGCACCTCGCGCTTGCTCGGTTAGTGGACCCATGCCAGCGACCTGCACCTCTTCCATAGGCGTATCTGTTGCGTCGTCGTCCAGCGTGAGGATTTCCTCTTCTGTCATCGACATCGCCTTGCTTGGCAAATTTATGCGCGGTGTTTGCATGCTGTACCCAATAAAAAAGGCGTCTAAAAAAACGCCTTGTTAAGTTCGTGTGTTGTTCGTTTATTCTGTTGGCTCTGTAAATAAATCGCCTTGCGAAGACGGCGGTCTGATCAAAGCCTCTTTTGTCGTAAAGTTTTTATTTCGGCCTTTATTGGGCACAAATCCATGCCGTTTATACCATTTGGAAAGACGAGATTTATTTGCACCAAATGCATCACTCGGTGTGAGCGCCAGCGACACGTTTTCTGCGTCAGCTTGCTTTATAAGCTCTAATAATTTTTGTTCTGCAAAACCTTGGCCTCGCAACTCTTCCGGCGTTGTTATTCTGCTTATTTCAATAACGTCGCCAATTCTGCGCGTATCGACAGTCGCTGAAGGTTGGTTTTCGTCTAAACCAATTTTATCAGTCGGGCCAATGCCGCTGCGCAATACCGCGCCGCCGTCCAAGTCGCCATATACAGCCCGATTGAAAGCGTCGCGCGCTGCGCCGACAACAGGACGCGCTTGTGTAGCTGCAGCCGTCAAACCTGACCCCAACGCGTAACCCAGCGCGGCGCTTTGGCCTATGCTGTCATAGTCTGGCTGAAACGTGCGTTCTTCCCCAGGGTAATCCATGTCACGCAGCTCGTCATCAGACGGCGGCTGAAACCGCATGCGCTGTTGCACATAGTCGGACCAAGCGGCATAGGCAGAGCCTTCCGCACCGATTACACTAGAGCCAAGAGCAATTTGCATGAGACGCTTTTTCATTGCGCCCTTGCCGCCAGCTTTTATCAATTCACCGACAATCTTCAAATTACCGAGACCGACCGCATTCGGCGGATCGATAGCGGCGTTCTTCAAAAACCGAAACGTGCCGGGCCAAGAAACGTCAGGCGTCCGGTCATACATTTCCAACAGCGCCGCTGTCGCCAACGCCACCTCTTGCGGCATCTCATCAGCTTTAGAAAATTCTATCGTGCTGCCTGTAAAATTGTGCGTTAGATACCCGGCGTACTCGATACCGTATTCTGATATCTCATTGGCATCATGCGCCATCGCACGTTTGCGATCTGTCATCGCTGCACCACTCGGGTCAACCGGACCAGCAAGAATAGAAAGCGTTCTATCGCGCAGATCAGCCGGTCGATCATCATACGCGTTAATCTTTTCACGATAGTCGTGTACGATCTTGCTGGCCTCGTACCAGTTGCCGTCGCTTTCCAGCGTGCTATCCGTATAGGACATTTCATCGATGCCTATCGGTGGCGCATCGAGGCCAAAAGCGATCTCTGGATCGATCTCCGCTTCGTGAAGCTGTTGCGCAACTCTGCTCTGCATGAACTCACGACGCTCTTCGTTCTCGGCCATTTTATCAGTAAGCGACTGCGGCTTTTCGGGAGCATACGGGTTGCTCTCCATCATCGATGTCGAACCGATAATCATCAGTTGCCTCTATTTTCGTTTGGGCTTTGGGAGTTATCGCCGCCGCCGTCTAAATTTCGCGGATCAACGTAACCGTCATCTGCCGCTTTTTTTAACGTCGTGATAATTTGCTCTATGCGACGTTCTAAGGTGAACAACTGCCGCACTGTCATGCGATCTTTTTTCGTTAGGCGTTTTTCTTTATCTTTCAAACGCTGCTGTTCGCCGAGCTGTTGCGGCGTCATGCGATCAGAAGGTATTGCATCTTCGGGAGTCGGTAGAGCGCCATCTATTTCGAGATCGTATTTAGCCTCGATGCCAGAAATCTGGTTTCTAAGATACCGAAGCATTTTGGTTTGGGTATCACTGATGAATTCGTCATTCTTCTGTTTTTTCTTGCGCAAATCAGTTTCATCATCGCCGGGCAGCTGTATTTTGTTTTGAGTGCCAAATGAGAATAAATTGTAAAGCTGCGGCGGCAGCGACTGCACAAGCGCCGTCACGTTTTCTATTGTCTTCGCCTTTCCACGCTCGATAGCGTTTACATAAGCGAC